AAAAGTCTGAAAGAAATACTGCAAGCTGACCCTAAAAAGGCAGCTGAATTTAGCGCTATTTCTAAAAAGCGTGGTTTAAGCAAGGAAGATAGACGTGATGCCGCCCACAGTTTAGTGGAGCGCGAAGCCATTGACGTAGAATCTCAAGGGCACACCCTACACGACGATTTGTACGACCACCCAGACTTTCCGAATATAAAAGAAGCAAAAGCTAACGCCAAAGCCAAAATCCCAGACGACTCTGAGTTTGAAGAGCCAAAAGAAGAAACCTCAATACCTCTAGGAACAAACGTTCCAAAGTGGGCTTCTGCAGGAAAAACCCAAGCTCGTAGTGCATCCAGGTCTGCTCAAGCATTGAGGGACATAGGGGATGATTCAAGCGGTCTTGAAGTAGCCGCCCTTGATGAGGAGATTGCTTCTGAAAACCCGGATGCAGACGTTGAGGGTGCGTTGGATTATGCACGTCAAAGTAGACGCCGTTATCCAAAACCGCATAGAAGCAGAGCATTAAGCCCTGAAGAAAGAATATTAGACCGCAGCTTTACTCCTACTAAGCAGGCTTTAGCCCGCGAGCGCTCGGGCCAAGAGGTTACCGCAGCTACTCCCGGAAGCAATATGCCTCATATTAATGAGGTGTTAAAGTTTGCAAACCAATCTGTAGAGCCAGATAAAGAGGGAACTGAAGACCATCCAGAAGGTTGGAAGGTTGAGCACGGAACTAAGTATTTATCTACCGCGCTTCATTACTTTGATTTGCCAACAACAGCTACACCAAAAACATCTCAGTCAGGAAAAATTACTGGTGTAACAAATGACCAAAAAAATGGTTTAAGACAAGCAATTTCTAATCTGAGCATGGTTCATGGGCCGGTTCACAACGCACCGTGTGTAACTGGCAACTGTCCCAATAGAACAAGCTCAATTGAGTGCCCGTCTTGCCAAGGTCAAAGAGTAGAGAACGAGCAACGCGGTATTGAGGCCGAAAAAGAACGCCGTTCACAAAGAGAGCCCGAAGAGCTAGCTGAAGCGCCTGTTGCTGTTAAGTCCGAAAGCCGTGCAGATAGAGCACTAAAGTTAAAGAGCGGTGAAGCATTTGGCAGCTTGGATGAGGCTAAAGCCTCGCATGCTGATGCTTTGGAAAAAGAAACCCAAGCAGAGAAAGAACTGCAAGGGGCTATGGCTCACAGAGCCACGCTAGAACCTAGCGGACGTGTGTCAACTACACATTTTCAGGCAGACGGTACGCCGCATGATGCTGCATCACTAAAAACGCTTGAAAAGAAAATTAGAAACCGCAGAGACAACCACAGAAGAAATCGTTTGGCTATTGAGGCCCACCTTACCGGTACTGCTTCCCGTGCGTTAAGCGACACTGGCGGAGAACAAGGCGAGTCAACTGCGGCTGAAGAAACAACCAGAGGTACGTCCTCACCAGTAAAATTTGTAAAAATTGCTGGAGAACCCGTTTCTTCCCCATCACCAATTAGTATACAAAACATTGAGACTGGTAGAAGCCAACGCAGAGCCCCAATCAATGTGCCAAAGCCGTCAACAGCAGAACAGGATGTATTTGCAGACCCGTCTGGAGTTAGGACATTAGTAGAGTCGGGCGAAGGCAATGCCAGAGGTGAGTTACTTACACCGGTAAGCCCCAAAACTATGCGTGGCGGATTAAGCCGCCGTCGTACTGCAGACCCAGAGCCGGGTGTCGGTATTCAAAGAACACCGTTGCGTATGAGCACGTTTATGAGAGACCCACAGCGAGCTCCAGTAGCCTCGCACTTGGCGAGTATGGCATTGGGTACGCGGACTCATGATGAGGCTGGAAACCATTTACCAAACAACCCTTTGCACCAAACTATTGGTAAAATGGCTGAGCATATGTCTGGTAAAGGTTACAAGCTTATAGATGATGTGTTTGGGCATCCAGACCACCAAGAGTAGGGCGTACGGGAATTGAACCCGTCAATGGCAGGATATAAGCCTGCTGCGGTCAACCAGCTCGCCCACGCCCCGCAACAGACTGTATCACAAGTTGATTAAAACTCAATCATACCTATGATAGGATTGCCACATGGTTGTAGATTTGAGCACATACACGTCAAAACCCGAAGAAAATGACCCCCAAATTAGGGTATTGTTTTGCCGGACTTGTAAAACTTTTGACGAGTTGCCCGATTATGAGGGTCGACCATCCGACGATTTGTTGTTAAATTTAACTGTTGACAAGCATCAACGACCAGAACCACACATAGGTATTTTGTTTAAGTTTCCCCTTAAGTACTGGAGCGTTCCTAAAGTACAGCAAGAAATTGTTAAACAAATTACGGGTGGTTCTGAAGGATTAGATGTTTTTGGTACCAACTTCTATAATATTAGAATGTCTTTTGCCGAGGATGCAATGACTTGCTGGGGCCAGCATAACCGACCAAAGGGTCAGTGTCCAGATTATAAATCTGATAAAAAGCAACTAAAACCGGATACGGCAGCCGAACGCAAAGATGCAGGTCTGGATAAACCCGGCACTACAGGGCCTAAAGTATACTTATGCGATTTTTGCCCCGGTAAAATGTACAATCAAAAACGTGCATACACCGAGAAGGGGCTGTATAACTGACTTAAGAGGGGTATAATTGAGGTATAACTATCTCACCCTAGAAAGGTCAGCGGCTATGACATTTGATTTGCAATGTCTTTGTGGAGCTTTATTTCACGTAACCGCAGAAGAGATGGACGACAGATTATGGCTGTTGATACAGAGGTTTACAAACGCGCATGTTACCTGCGGATTTATGACAGCTGTTGCTGAGGATAAAATTGTCCCCACTCAGCAAGTTAGTATTAAAATTATTAAGGAGCTGTGAGCCGTGGATTATTATAAGGTGCTTGCAGAGTACGCAAAGCCTGTTGAGTTACAGCCAGGTGAAAGCTCCTACGCAAGTTCTGTAGAAAAAACTTTAGACCCCAAATTGTTTATTGGTATCAAATTGATACCATCAGTACGAAATTCTATTTTAGGTATTGTTATTAGGTTCTTGGATACTTATTACCAAAACGCAGACAAATGGGCAACCGTCTGGTTAGCTGGTTCCGGAATTTCATATCATTGGTCAGCCCACCGTAATCCAGCTGATTTAGATTGTTTAATATCTGTGGATAACAATTTATTTAGAATGTCAAATGCTCAATTTGTTGGATTTTCTAACCAAGAAATAGCTAATCAAATAAATGAATTGCTTAAAGACAAGTTGCACCCACTAACTAATAATTACATGGGCGTGTTTGATTTAACCTTCTTTGTAAACAAAGAAGAAAACCCATTAAACATGAAACCATACGCCGCGTATTCCTTAACAGACGACCGGTGGATAGTAGAACCTACTAACGAACCGGCAGTTCAAAAACCTGAATGGGACAAAGTAGCGGCTCAAGACGAGTCGTTAGCCAACAATATTTTGGCAAAGTACTCAGACCATTTGTATAACTTATTAAATGCACAAGGGGACGCTGGCCGTCGTAATGCCGAGACCCTGCTTGTACATGCCATTGAACAGGGCGCAGCTTTATTTGACACAATACACGAAGCACGAAGTCAAGCGTTCAGTACCGCAGGGGAAGGGTACTCAGACTTTAATAATTATCGTTGGCAAGCGGGAAAAAAGTCTGGGGTAGTACCTGCCATGAAAATTCTTAAAGATTTATCAAAAGAATCTAAAAGAATGGTAAATGAAGAGACTTATGGTGTAGAGTTACCAAATGCCAGCACGTTAATACGGCGGGCCATACTTAACAGAAAAGGAAATGAGTAATGACTGATAAGTCAATTAATGGCTGGGAAGTACTAACCAGCCAGTCTGACCCAAAGCTTGCTGTCGGCGTTGTTCCGGGTACAAATGTCAAGCTCCGCGCACGTAAGGAATTCCTCCCTTTAATTCTTGCGCTTGCAGCTGACTACAATAACGAAGTTGCCAAGCTCCGTAACGGAGAGTGTGCCGTTTATTGCTACCGCAAGGCCCGTCAAGGTGGCGGCGCTTTTTCGGACCACAGTTCTGGAACGGCTGCTGACCTTAACTGGGGTCATGAAGGTGCAATGGGGCCGCATGGTGGCATGGTTTACATGAATGATGCGCAGATTAAGGCGTGTGCCGAAATTCGCAACCGCTACAAGATTGTTATCTGGGGTGGCGACAAGGCCAAGGGCGGCGATTACAAGGACTCACATTCTTGGGACCCAATGCACTACGCATTGAAGTCTGGGACCACTGTTGCTGATATTAACAAGGTTCTTGCTGAGCTGGGTATTGATAAGAATGGTGTTCGTGCCGGTGCTGGTACCAAGAAGCCAAGTGTCATTGCCAAGGTTACCGCCACAGTAAAGCCTGCAGTAAAGCCTGCTGCTCCTTCGGCGCCAATCAAAAAGTAAATACCCTTGAGTGGGGGTAAGCCACCTTTTATCACTTACCCCCACTCCACATTAATTGGAGAAAAAATGCAACAAAAAGAAAAAATTGTTATCGGGTTTCCACACGATATGGTAGTTGATACCGAATTTTGCATGAGCATGATGAACATCATGAAGGACCGAGGAAATAAGATTGAGTCCTTCCACTGTGTAGAAGGCACAGGTCTATTGTCCAAAAGCCGTAATATTGTTATCAAACACTTTTTAGATAGCACTAAGGGCGACTGGCTATTAATGGTTGATACTGACGAACGTATCCCAGTAGCCACGTTTGATTTGTTAGTTGCAACAGCTGACAAAAATACTAGACCAGTTGTATCTGGCATATATTTTGCCGCTATCTGGGAGGGATTATCCCTTCGCCCCGTACCTTTAATTTTTAACACCGCCGAAGACGGTACTGTAAATCCTTGGGACAATTACCCTGAAAATTCCGTTGTTGAAGTCCCTGCCTCAGGCGCGGGGCTTCTGCTAATTCACCGTTCAGTTCTTGAAAAGATTCGTGAGTTAGCTGGAGAAGATAACCGCGACTGGTGTTGGTTCCAAGATGGGCCCATTAATAACAACCGCTGGCTATCTGAAGATTTAGTTTTTTGCAACAGAATTACAGCGGCAGGATTTAAATTACATGCCCACACAGGCGCAACGGCAGGCCACCACAAGTATATGTGGATTGAAGAGCCTATTTACAAGGAGTGGGCAGCTCACAACGAAGCCGGTTCTGGTATAGAAGCCTTGAAGTAAAATGTCATCAGTAGTAATGTTTTTGGATGGGGTACTTCGTAAGGACAAAACCGCGCCAATAAGGCAGGGATTACTACTTTATAAAGCACTTGTAGATAAGCAACGTGTAGTTGTTTTATGCGAAAAAAAAGACGACGCCGAGCGATGGTTTAAAGAAAACAAGTTGACAAAGATAGACGATATTGTTTCTTTAGAAGATTCGCCTGTAGACACCGAGTACGACTTAGTAGAGCATATTAGGTCTCGCGGAAACATAACTATGGTGGTAACACCAGATGTTGAGTTGGCTACCCAATTACTAGAAAAAGGCGTCAATACAATTCTTTTTCTAGAACCAAAGTATATCCGCCCCGAATTCAGGCCGGATATACCCCGAGGAGCTAAAGTTTGGGCTAATCTAGTAGCAGAAATGGACAGGCAGCAAGGATTAATAGAGACTGACAATCGTTTAAAAGATGACCTTTGGGAAAGCGAATACACAGAGTGAAGCTGGTGTATTTGGGTTCCGAAGTTCCTAGCAATCGCAAAATACTAGAATCACTGGATATCTCAGACATGGGGTTTTCATTTTGGAGACTTCGTAGCCGAGGCTTGCCTAAAATAAAGACATACACATTATCTGAGTTTTTTAGTCCATCTGTAAACGTCCATGTGTACCCCGGTATACCTGAAACTAAGATGCTATCACCGTTAGAGATTGAAGATTTTGTAGCAGATTTTGAAGATTTTTTAGCCCACAATATGGGTTATATAGCATCATTTTCAGACTTTAACCACCCCCTGTTTACTAAGGGGTTTATAGAACATGAGCGTTTAGTTGCGTTTAATGAGGAGGAAAAGTTTCGTCCTGTATGGACTCCAAGGTATAACTACGCAGACTTGTCTGTACTTACATCAAAAAATAAAAGTATTTGTGTGCCGTCAGATTTGATAGATTCTGACCCGTCCATAGCTCAAAAAATTAAAGCTTTAAAAAATCAAAACGAGGTGGAGTTTCACGCTTTAGCCTACGCTAAACCAGAAAAATTGCGCGGTGTTCCGTGGACATCCGCTAGCACCATGTCATGGTTGTCACCAATGATGAGGGGTGAAACAATTGTATGGGATAACAACAGGCTTGTTAGATATAACAAGGATATGAAGTCCCAGGCTAGACCAAGATATAAGTCCGTGTGCGAAGAAGCGGGCTTAGATTTTGTTAAAATATTAAATGACGACCCGATTGAAGTATCCAAGTTAGCCATCTGGTCTTATAAGCAATTTGAAAAGAGGTTTAACATGGTATCGGGTTTTCCAGGCGATGAGTTATATGATAACTTGCCTTTAGGGGTATCTACCGAAAACATGGAATTTGACCCCCCCATACATGATAAGAGGGGGGTAGAAAAGCGGAAACTTCAAGCACGAAACCCCGCCGAAATGGGCAATTTACCTGTGTTTGGAGTAGAGAGTAAGACTATTGTTGAGCGCGATGAGGAAGGTAGAGATGTTATACAAGACGTACCTATTCTTACGTCAAATTCTGTTTCTTTACGCCAATGTAACACCTGTTTTGTTGCCTCAAATTGCCCTGCTTTTAAGCCTGACACAGTGTGCGCTTTTAAGCTTCCAGTAGAGATAAAAACTAAAGAACAAATGAAGGCGTTAATCAATACAATCATTGAAATGCAGGGACAAAGAGTAGCATTTGCAAGGTTTTCCGAGGAAATGAACGGCGGCTACCCTGACCCCAATACTAGCCAAGAGATTGACCGATTGTTTAAATTAATAAAGACTGTTAAAGAATTAGACGACTCATCTTCTTTCATTAAAATGACACTTGAAGGTAGGTCTAGCGGTGCTGGAGTTCTTTCTCAAATTTTTGGTGAAAAAGCAAAAACATTGAACGAATTACCTAACCAAGGGCTGTCTGAACAGGACGCCGACACGGTAATTCGTCGTTCAATTGAAGACCAGTAGTTATCATATAAGACCCACTAAAACTTGGTAGGAACAGCACTAGCATAAGTGTTGCGTTTCTTCCCCATGTAGTGTAGGTTTCTCTTCGCTACTCTTGTAGCACTCACATACTATTAACCGAGAAGGTTCTATGTTTTCATTTAAATTGTCAGATGAGTTTGTAACAACGTACTTAGATAAGCCAGTACCTTGGGGTTACCAAGATGCAAATGGAGTTTCTTTAGGCGAAATTACCTTCCTTCGTACATACAGCCGTATTAAAGAGGACGGAACTAAAGAGACTTGGGTAGACGTATGCCGCCGAGTAATTGAGGGTATGTACTCCATCCAAAAAGACCACTGCAAGACCAACCGCCTTCCTTGGAATGAAAAGAAGGCTCAAGGCTCTGCTAAAGAAGCCTTTGACCGAATGTTTAACTTAAAGTGGACACCCCCAGGTCGTGGTCTTTGGGTTATGGGAACTAAGTTAGTTAATGAGGATAAAAACTCAGCAGCCCTGCAAAACTGTTCTTTTGTCAGTACCGCAGAGATGAACCGCTTTAACCCCGCCAAGCCTTTTGCCTTCCTCATGGAAGCGTCCATGCTTGGGGTTGGTGTTGGATTTGATACTAAAGGTACAAATAAAAACTTTATTATTGGCTGCCCTTCTGAGTCCCCAATATTTCACCACATCCCAGATACACGGGAAGGTTGGGTTGAAAGTGTATCCATGCTCATCAATTCATATTTAAAGCCCGAACCACAGTCTGTTATTTCGTTTATTTATGACAAAATTAGACCAGCAGGCACACCTATCAAAACCTTTGGAGGAACTGCCGCCGGGGCTGAGCCTCTCATCAAGCTGCACAGTGCAATTCGGCAGTTATTTGATGGTCGGCGTGGTGAGTTATTAAATACAAAAGATATTGCCGATTTAGGAAACCTTATCGGTGTATGCGTTGTGTCCGGAAATGTACGCCGGTCTGCTGAACTACTTATGGGCGGAATCCAAGACAAACAATTCCTCAATTTAAAAAACCCTGAGGTATTTCCTGAGCGCAATTCCTATAACCCCGAGAATCCGGGATGGGGTTGGATGAGCAACAACTCTGTAGAAGTCAATGTAGGAGACGACCTGTCGCACATCGTGGATAACATCGCCCTCAATGGAGAGCCCGGTGTTATTTGGATGGATGTTACCCGTAATTATGGTCGTTTAATTGATGAGCCTGACAACAGGGACTGGAGAGCAGCGGGCTACAACCCCTGCGCTGAACAGAGCTTGGAGTCCTTTGAGTGCTGCACATTGGTGGAGACCTATCTTAATCGCCACGAAGACCTAGCAGATTATTTGCGGACGCTTAAGTTTGCTTATTTATACGCCAAGACGGTTACCCTTCTCCCCACTCACTGGGAAGAAACAAATGCAATCATGCAACGCAACCGCCGTATTGGCACTTCCATGTCTGGCATTGCCAACTTTGCAGACCGTAAAGGCTACGCCGAACTCCGAGTTTGGATGGATGAGGGCTACGCAGTAATCCGAGACTACGACAACTCATACTCCGAGTGGTTGGGTATTCGCGAATCAATTAAAACTACTACTGTAAAGCCAAGTGGCACAGTATCCATTCTGGCAGGAGAGTCTCCTGGAGTTCACTGGACTCCTGGAGGTCAGTTCTTCATTCGTACAATTCGCTTTGCAAATAACGACCCAATGGTTTCTTTACTTAAAGAGGCTGGGTATAAAGTAGAGCCTGCATCCGAGTCACCAAATACGACTTCGGTAGTGTTTTTCCCAATTAAATCTCTTGCTTTGCGGTCCGAAAAAGATGTCTCTATTTACGAAAAGGCTTCTCTAGCTGCTATGGCACAGAGGTACTGGTCAGATAACTCTGTTTCAGTAACAGTCTCATTTGACGCAGAAAACGAAAAGAAAGATGTCGGAACAGTTCTACACTTGTTTGACGGGCAGCTCAAAACTGTATCTTTCTTACCAATGGGTAATCATGTGTTCCCACAAATGCCTTACACTCAAATTACAGAGGCAGATTATGAAAATAATGCCCACTCTTTGTCTGATGTAGACCTTTCTAAAATCTACGCTGGCATGGCTCTAGACGCAGCGGGAGAAAAGTTCTGCACTACGGACGCGTGTGAAATCCCCGTTTAGTAATTAGGCAACAAAAAACCCCCCTGCTAATAACAGGGGGGTTTTTTGTGAAGCACACTATAGAGCGTATTGTTCCTCTTTTGCTGCTACAAGAGATACATCAACAGGTGTTGTATCCCCAACCATTGCCCAATGCTTACGAGTCATACGGTTAGTCTTATTAATTGTAACTCGCTTACCGCACTCAGAGCAGTTACCTTCCATAGTGGAAGACCCAACCTTAACGGTTACAGCCTCACCCATAAAAGGCTTACCACTGCCAACGCAGGGGCTCTCTACTGTTTTATTTGCCATTTTTTTTCTCCTTAGTTTTTTCGCAACCATAATTGCGAATTTGCTGCTACCACCTCTGCTTGGTCTTGAAGCACATGAACTACTGCCTCAATCCCTCGCTTTGGTGCATAGAACTCTCCCTTTTCAGAGAACCATGTCAGGTCGTCAAACGCAATCAGACCACCACTAACCAAATGCTTAAAAGCATTTAAGCCATCAATAACTGTCTGTGTAGCGGTGTGGTCACCATCAATGTAGATAAGGTCGTATTCGTTATCGTAAATGTTATTAAAAAAGGAGTTACTGCTCATGTGCCATGAGCGAACTCTCTCCGCGTTAGGGTCAATCTTTTCTATGCGGTCTTTATAAAAGTTATAAACTTCGTCGAAGTCAATACTTTCATGCGCTGTCTCTAAGCTGCCACCCCAAGTGTCCACATCATCAATTATCTCAATGTTGCGGTTCTCTAATAACCATTGGGTAGCATCACCTGTGTAGACCCCAATTTGTAAAACAGACAAGGATACTTCTTTAGGAACTAAATCCTCAAAGTTTTCTTTGGCTGTAATTTCAAACCAATTAGGAAACTCAGTCATCGCTTCTTACCTACTTTTGCGTAACCCGTTCTCTTCTTGTTCATAGAGCCAGGCTTATTGTAACCACGCTTATCAGGCGTGGTCTTTTGTCTAATTTCTAAAGCCTTTAGTATCTTTTCTAAATGCTTACCCATTAGTTGTCCTCTTTCTCATGGCTAATACCATGTTCTCGGTCTATCTCTTCGTGAACGCTGCTAGTAAGGCGTGGTAATACTACACGTTTACATAGATATTTATAGAATAACCCAACAACAAAAATGTCTTGAATAATTGTCCACAGAAGTTCTGCAATTATATGGTTAGGGTCGGAAAAAATTGACCACCATGTTTCGTGGTTCATGCTGATGACTCACTCTTTTTGTTAATAAGGCTACGCTCGTCAATAATTTCGTAGGCGTATTTAACTAAGGAGTCCTCATGCTTGGTGTAATGGTGAGCGCAAAACATTAACTCACCTGAAAGCCCCTTAACTAACACAAAGGCTTGTGCGTTGCAACGGTCACAACGGTCAGCAACTTGCAACACTCGTTCTTTGGTCTCAGTCATTTTTTTCCTCTTTATTAACATGGCATTGGCAGGTACATTTGGAAACTTTATCATAATAAGTGTAATTTTTAATACAGTTTTTATGGTCATGCGTCATGCAAAACCCAAACGGCATTGGCTCTCCCCGTATTACGGGGCGTGAGTAGCAAGTCTCTCTGTCGCAAGAGAACTTTTTACTCATTAACTTCTTTCCACTCGCCTTCAATAACCTTGTAGTTGTCGTCTCCTAAGTCAAAAGAAGAAGCCTCAACATCTTTTTCCCAAGTACTAGGGTTGTCTATGGCAATGTCTTG